ACCCCGTTGGACTGTGACGGGTTCACCCCCGCGTCCACGTTCTGGTAGTAGGCGCCGCTCGAGTTGTCGGCGGTCAGGGCCGTGTCGCCGACCGCCGGGCTGTTCGCCGTGGACGAGCCGACCCCGGCGATCGTGTGCGCCTGCGACAGCGACGTCCCGCCCGAGCCGATCATCACCTCGGTCAGGTTGTTCAGCCCGACCGTGACCAGCAGGTTGCCGTCCCGCTCGGCGACACCTTCCTCGGGTGCCCCGCACAGCCTGCGGAGCACCAGGGCCTTCGGCTCGATCAGCCCCGACCGGCGGACCGCGAACGCGGTCTGGTCCGGCGAGAACTTCTCCACCCTGGCGTGCGCGTGCCACCTGATCCCCTCGCGGAGGGCCGTCCCGCCGCTGGTGATGCCGTACGGCATGTCCCTTTACTCCCTGTCCTGGTCGTTGCTGTCCCCGGCGGGGACCGGGTGGATCTCCGCGAGATGCCGGCCTTCCGGCTCGAAGCCCAGCCGCTCCCTGGCCTGGGTCACCTGCTCCTCGCTGTACTTGAGCACGCGGGCGCTCTCCAGGCCCTTCGTCACCTCGGGCATCGCCCGTCTCCTCTCGCGTGGGTCAAAATCGGCTCGCTGGATTTCGCGCAACTCATTAGCCGGTTCACAGGAACCGGACTTTCTTGTTAAATATCCGCGGATCGCCGCCTTGGGCCCGCACGCCAGTTCTGAGCCAAGCCCAGAACTGGGCTTCCAGGCCGCTGCCGCCGCCGGGCTGGAACACGATCGTCAGCGGACCTCCGGCCGCCGCCCCGCCGCCGCCGGACGCGCCCGTCCCGGCGGACCCGGCCAGCTGCCTCGCCGACGTCGCGACCGCCGACTTCCCCGACAGGATCCCGGCGGCTAGGCCCGCCGCGATCGCCTGCCCGTGCCGGTACGTCACCCTGGACGGGGACGAGATCTCCATCCGCGCCCGGATCGCGGCATCGGCCTCTGCCGCGAGTTCCTGCACGACCTCGGTCAACTCGCCCATCATCGAGCGCATCCCGGCGACCAGGCCGGTGACCGCCGCCTTGCCCGCGTCCATCAGGGACCGGCCCATCGCGGTCACTGCCTGGATCACGCGCGGCACGGCCGCCGTGATCCCCCGCGTCAGCCCCTCGACGATCATCTGCCCGTGCTGCGCGAACACCTGCGAGGGGGAGAAGATCTTCAGCGCCGAACTGAAAGCGCCGCTGATGTCATGTCCCCAGCTGGCGACCGTGTGCCTGACCTCATCGAATTTCGACGCCATGCCGTGCAGCAGACCGTCGAGGATCGACACGCCCGCATTCCATAGCAGGTGACTGAGATCGCCGAGTGCGCGGAGGATCCGGCCCGGCAGCGCCTTGAACCAGTTGATGACGTCATCACCCCAGGACGCCATGTCATGGCGGACCTGATCGAGCTTGCTCGCGATGGCATGCCGCAGGAAGTCGAAGGCAGCCGCCGTGTCCTCGCGGAGCTGAGCCCAGTGCTTGATGATGAACAGGGTCGCGAGGCCGACGGGCCCGGTCAGGATGGCGAGCAGCAGCGGCCAGTGGCCTTTGATCCAGTCGAACGCGGTGCTGACCGCCCCGGTGACGGCCTTGAAGACCTCCTTCGCGACTTTCTCGATGGTTTTCCAGTGCTCGACCAGCAGCACGACAGCGGCGATGACGGCCATGATCGCGATCGTCCACGGGTTCAGGTCCGACAGGATGTCGATGATTTTCATGATCCCGGCCCACGCGGTCATCGCCGCGACGATCGCCAGGATGATAGGGGCGAGCGCCTGGAGTACGGCCCGGTTCCGGTCCAGGAACCCGGCGAACGCCGAGATGACGGGGAGCAGCTTCGTCCCGATGGCCACGCCCAGCGACTCGAACGTCGCCCGCAGCTCGTCAAGCTGCTGCCCGGTTGTCTGCTGCGTGGCCCCCCACGCCTTCCCGAAGTTATCGGCGCCCGCGGTGATGTCCGGGTACTTGGACTTGAGCCGGTCCATCTGGTCCATCAGGACCGCCAGGCCGACCCCGGCCTTCTTCCCGAAGATCTCGGTGATGACCTGGCCCTGCTCGCTCGCGGTGATCCCTGCCGACTTGAACCGGCCCTGGAGTTCCTCCAGGGCAGCGAGCAGGCCGTGCTCGCGCATCGTGGTGGCCAGGCTCGTCATCGACAGGCCCATGCCGGCCAGTTCCGCCTTCCCGGCGGCGGCGGGAACCGCGAGAGCCTGCACCGCCATCCGCAGGTCCGTCGCCGCGTGGGAACCCCGGATGTTGTTGTCGCCGAACACGTCGAGCGCCGCGCCGACGTCCTTCAGGGACAGGCCGTAGCCCTTGACGACGGCCATCAGCCCGGAGCCCATCGCCTCGGACAGGTCCTGCATTTTCATGTCGCCGGCACCGACGATCGCGTTCAGCGCGCCCATGGCCTGGGAGTAGTTCTGCACCCCGGGGATCCCCGAGGCGATGGCCGCCGTCAGGGCGTTGGTTACGTCCTCGAGGTTCGCCCCGCCGACCTTCGCGCCTTCCGCCGCGATCTTCACCGCGCCCAGCATCTGCGGCGCGGTCGCCCCGAGTGAGGCCATGTTGGACGCGACGTGGTACAGGCTTTCCGACAGCGACTCCGGGGAGAACCCGACCGCCCCGGCCAGGCCCAGGATCCCGGACTTCAGGCTGCCGAGTTCCTTCTGCGGCACCCCCGCCTGGGTGACCAGCCGTTCCATCGACTGCTGGAACGACATGGCCATCTTGACGGACTCGACGCCGATCCCGGCCAGGGCCATCGAGCCGAGCATCCCGAACTTCGCCAGGCCAGCCCCGGCCACGCCCGACATCCGGCTCGCCAAGCCGGTCTTCTCTGCCTGCACCTCGCCCGCGTCCCCGGCGAGCGCTTCTTTCCCGGCCAGCGTCTCGTTCGCCTCGCCGAGGCGGATCTGCGCGTCAGCCGCCCGCAGTGTCGCCGCCGTCACCTTGTCCTGCGCCGCCGCGATCTCATCCGCCGACGCCGTGCCGGACTGCTGCAGTTCCTCCAGCCGCATCTGCGCGTCGGCCTGCTGCATCTGCGCGTCCCGCAGCTTCATCTCCGATTCGGCCACCCGGTCCTGCGCCGCCGCGATCTCATCCGCGGACGCCGCCGCCTCCGCCTTCGCCGCGCCGAACCCCGCCTGCGTCTGGTCTGACGCTTTCACGACGATTTCCACCACGTTTGCGGCCATTAGTACTCACCTCCCTCCGGCGGATCCGGTCTCCCCAGCGCCTCTATCTCGATCAGCCTCAGCACCCCAGCGCCCATCCCCAGTGCCACGTCCGGCGTGCAGTGGAAGCGATCGCAGAGGCCGAGGATCAGCTGCGCCCTTACGAGCTCCCCCGGTTTGGCGGCAAGGGCGTCATCGGAATCGAGCTCTCCAGCCCACTCGTCTCGCCAGTCGAGGATCCGGCTGGCGAGGTAGGGTCCGGCCTGGCGATCGTCTTGTCCAGCGCCGCCATGATCTTCGTGATGAAGCCGGGCGACTGGGACAGGACCCCTTCGAGGGTCGCCGGGACCGGCACGCCTTTCCTGGTGAGGTTCCAGGAGTCGAGCAGGCCGGCGAACGCCTTGAACATGGCGCGGACCGCCGCCGGGTCCATGCTCTTGGCGCCGGCGGCGTCTATCCCGCCCAGCGTCAGCATGTCGTCGATGGTCGGCTCATGGACCATGACCTCCAGCCCGGCCATGTCCGGGTCCTCGAAGATCAGCCTGAACAGCGTCTCCGGTGCCTCGAAGCCCATCAGTCAGCCTCCATGTGCGGGCATGTCTTGCCGCCGCGCGTAGCGAAATTGCAGTTCATGCAGAGCAACGTGTAGCCCTCCTAAGACCATGTGGGGACCCCGCCATCTGACAAATCGCCCTTGGTGGTCCACGTAAGCTCCCCGGCAGCCGCGCGGGTCAGCGCGTAATCGGAGTACAGGCAGTTCGCCTGGAGGTTCGTCGCGTTGACGGTGATCACCGTCAGCCTGGTCACCGACGTGGACGGCACCGTGGAGAACACGGCGTGGGACAGGTTCGTCGCCGGGTTGAACACGCCCTTGGGCGCGATGCTGAAGTCGGCGAGCAGCAGGAGGCGCTCGTGCGCGCTCTTGTCGATGCCGGTGACGTCCTGCACGCCTCTCGGCGTGCTGAAGGTGAGGTCGGTGATGTCATTGCGGATGTCCCGGCTGGTGCCGCCGCTGTCCTGGACCGTCAGCGTGGTCCAGCCAAGTCCGGTCGATTTTGCCACTGGTCACAGCCCTTCTTCAATAGTTAGTTCGGTACCTGCCGCGCCCAGCTTGCGGAAGGTGAACGCCAGCTCCTGCCCGTCCAGCCGCCGCGACACCAGCTCGAACGGGTGCGCGTGCCCCCCGTACGCCGCCCCGTACCGCGCGTGATACGCGGTCCCGGGAATCCAGTAGTCGAACGTCCGCTCCGTGCAGAACCGCTTGTGCGTCGGGTCCGTGAAGGAGTTCTCCGACCGCCAGTAGCTGGTGTGGATGAACAGGGTGCCGGCGTCCGCGAGGACGCGGTGGCATTCGGCCATGAACCCGAGCGGGTCGCTCACGTGCTCGAAGATGTCGAACGCGCGGATCTCGCCGGCCGACCCGTCGCCCCACGGCCAGGGGATCTCGTCCAGGTCCCAGGCGACGTCCACGCCGGGCTGCGCCACGAAGTCGGTGTTGACCCACCCGGCGACAGGCTGGGAGCCGCACGCGAGGTTCAGCCGCACAGCTCCCCCTCGAGCTCCGCGAGGTACGGCGCCCAGAAGTCCCGCGCGACCAGGTCCGCGTCATACTGCAAAGCGTGCTCGCGGGACTGCTTCCGCAGCGCCCCGATCGACCCGTCCTCGCGGGCCTGCCAGGCCGCTTCGAGCGCCGCGTCGACCTCGTGGATGAACGGCGTCGTCCAGAACGCCTCGTGGATCTTCTCCACGAAGAAGTCCTGGCCCTGGACGAGCCAGGAGTGCGGCCCGGCGACCTCGGCTACCGGGCCGGTGGCCGTCGCGATCACCGGCGTCCCGCACGCCTGCGACTCCAGGGCCGGCAGCTCGAACCCGCCGGCCATCACCGCCTGCAGCGTCACGTCCGCCGCGCCGTACAGGCCCGGCATCTGATCCATCTCGATCTCCCCGGCCGCGTATGCGCCCTGGTCGGCGAAGAACACCACGCCTTCGCCGATCGCGAGTTCCGGGTGGGCCTCGCCGACCCGGCTGATCAGCAGCGGGAGATCCTGCCCTTTCGGGTGGTCCATCGCCATGTGCAGCAGCAGCCGCGAGTCGGGGTGCCGGGTGTGGAACTGGAGGAACGCGCGGATCTGGACGTCGAGGGCCTTCCGCGCCCAGGACCGGTTCGCCTGGTTCATGACCACGGTGAACGTGCCCGCGGGGATGCCCTGCGCGGCGCGGAGCGCGTCCCGGTCCTCCGGCGGGGCGAACAGGCCCGTGGGGACCGAGTGGGGGATGTACCCGGCACGGAAGCCCGCACCGCCGAGCATCTCCTGGCCCCAGCGGGACATCGCCAGCGGCCGGGCACCCGACGCGGTGAAGAACTCCCGCAGCGCCCGGCTCAGCGGCCACGCGTCGACCGGTGTCCACGCCACCGTGCTCATCTCCCGCATCACCCGCGGGGACATCGCCCACGCGTCGCACAGCGCGATCACGACATCCGCGTCGTGCTTGGCGTGGTAGTAGCGGATCAGTTCCATGCCGGCCGAGCCGGGCATCCCGGCGGCGTACACGCCGATGCCGTCCCATCCGGTGTGGGCGTGGTCCATGCCCTCGTAGGCCGCGATGGCCATGTCGTGACCGAGGTCGCGCAGCCGGGGCACGGTGATGGCGGTCTGCTGGCCGTAGGCGTCTTTCCTGGCCGGGTGCTTGCTGAGCCACAGGATCCGCATCAGCCGCGCTCCGCGATCGTGGCCAGCCTGTCCTGGTGCCCGGCGAAAGACTCCAGCCAGTCATCCGGCCGGGCGAACTCCCGCCGCCGCCGCGTCGGGTTCCCCCGGAAGTCCCCGTCGCGCTCGAGGAACCGTTCCGGGCGCATGTTCCGGGCCTTGTGCTCCCGGAAGCACTTCTGCCCGGCCTCGAAGCTGAACCGTGTCAGCCCGTCCGGCTGCCGTTCCTCGGTGAACCGCCGGCCCGACTTCCCGCGGATGTAGCCGGCCTGTTCCTGGCCGAGGTCCGTCCGCTCGTCGATGACCGAGTCCCAGCCGAGCGCGTGATGCTCGCACTCGTACTGAGCGCAGGTCACGGCGTTCCAGTGGGTGGCCAGCGGCGCTGCGATGACATAGCTTTTGTAGGCGCTGGCGGGGAGCGCGGGAACGATCACGGCTCAGAACACCTGGCCCGCGGTCTGGTTCTTCACGAGCGTCACCTGGAACGCGAACGACGTGAACCCGCCGGTGGTGGTGGTGACTGCCCGGACGTACCGGCGGATCGTCGAGGTGTTGCCGACCGAGATCCGCTGCGCGAGGGGCGTGGAGCCGGTGATCTGGGTGAAGCTCAGGCCGGTCACGTTGGCGAACGTCGAGTTGTCCGCGCTGTCCTGGACTGTCACGGTCACGTCGGTGCCGGTGAACGCGGCCGCCTGCAGGTACGCCTGCCCGCCGAACGCCGCCGATGCGGTCGTGTCGTAGCTGGTGCCGTTCGTCGCGGCGGTGTCGGTCCGCAGGCCCGCGGTGAGCTGGATGCCCCATTCCAGGCCGTAGGCGTTGCCGTCGCCCTGGACCTTGAATGTCAGGTCGCCGGCGTTGGAGCGGGTCGGGTCGTAGTTCGACTGTTTCGCGTTCAGGCACGCGGCGGGGTTGCCGATGGCCTGACCCCGGCAGTACGTCATGATCACGTCGGTTCTCGGCAGCAGCGAGAACACGGCGTGGGACTGGCCGGGCGCGGGGTCGTGGTAGGAGGTGAGCGCCATGTGGCCGTCGCGGAGTCCGCCGAGGCGGGAGTGCGCGGACTGGGTGATGTCGGTGACGTCGAGGAGTGCCGGGCCGCCGTTGACGGCCACGTCGCGGATGTCGCCGCCGATGTGGTAGCCGCCGTGGAAGTAGTCGTCGCCGAGGCCGCTTGTTTTCGCCACTACGCCGCCTCCAGGAACGTGTCATTCACGACGATCGGGACCGTGACCTCGACGACCCGGAACGGCTTGCCCTCGAAGTCCACGTAGGCCGGCTGCGCCGACATGGCCATCAGGTCGATATCCCGCACGGTCCCGCCGAGGGTGAACCCGCCGCTGAACGCGCCCATCAGCGAGCAGGCGGCGGAGAGGATCTCCGGGTCGATGCCGTCGAGGGGCTTCTGGAGCGCGCTCGACCACACCCGGACCGCGAGCGTCACTTGCAGGGACACTGCGGCGAGCCCGGAGGACATGACCGGGCGGACCGTGCCGAGGTTGATGGAGCAGAACAGCCGGTTACCGGGCGCGTTCCACGGTTCGTGGAGGCCGACGCCCTCGAAGATCCCCAGTTCCTGGGCGTAGGACTGGATGGCGGTGAACAGCGCCTTGGCCTGCGCGGCGGTGAAGTTGCTCACGTCTCGCCGCCGCCCATCCCGCCGAGGTACTGCTCAAGCCGCTGCTGGGCGAACGGGCCGGCCTGCTTCCGCAGCCGCAGGCGGGTGCGGCGGAACGTGTGGTAGCCCTTGAAGCCGGTCGACTGGTTGCGCTTGGATTCGCCTTCCAGCCACGGCCACGCGTACTTGCCCTTGCTGATGCCGCCGCTGATCACCCAGGCGCCGTTGCCCCCGGACAGCTTGACGCCCTCGGCGGCCTGCCCGGTGTCGCTGCCGGATTTGGTCATCCGCTGGGTGTCGAGCTTGATCCAGTCGCGGCCGATCTCGGCTATCTCATGAGCGATGCTGTCGGTGAAGTCCTTCGCGGCGGCGGAGGCAGCCCCATCGAACAGCGGGCCCTTGAGGGTGACCCGCGACGTCGGCATCAGGTCACCCCCTGCTGATATGAGGTGCCGCCCGTGACGGTGATCACTGATCCCGGCCATGGGCCGCCGCCGCCTCCGCCGGTTCCGGTCACCGGAGTGGCCGGAGGGTCGCACCTGTGCTCGTTCACGTGCGGGGCGAGCACTAGCTGGCAGCGCGGGCAGATCCATCCCTCGGCCATCAGAGCACCGCCCCGGCTCCGAAGATGACGCCCGTGAACATCAGGAGCCCGGCCCCGGCAGGTTGCGGGCCGTGGCCGAGTGCGGTCCCGGCTCCCGTGCAAGTCCCAAGGACGGCGGCGATGAGAAGGGTGCGGGTTGCCTTGAATCGGCGCATGGCTACACCGCCCGCTGCCGGGCTTTGCGGGCGTGCCGGGTGTGCGCCTCGTCCCACTTGTCCATCAGCGCGATCCCCGGCGCCGGGTGCGCGCTCTCCCCGCTGCCGACTGTCCGTGCGTACCCGGAGCCTTCCTGGAGCACCTGCCCGGCTGCCTCCGCGATGGCCAGGTCATGGATCAGCGGCGGGATGCGGTGCTTGTATACAGCCGACCCGTTGCTGTACGTGCTGGCCGTGGTACCGAGCTGGCCGCGCAGCACCGAGTACGTGCGGAACGCGTAGACCGTGGCCCCGCTGTGCGCCGAGAGGGTGGTGCCGTTCCACGCCCGCCGGACGGTCGCTATCCCGCCGACGACCTGCTCGACGAGCATGTCTTCCTGGTCCAGGACGATGACCTCGCCGGCGTTCAGCGCCCCGGAGCCGGTCGTGGTCAGCGCCTGGTCGCTGCTGGCCGCCGTCGTCACCCCGGAACCGGACTGGGTGAGGCCCGTCGTCACCGCGGACACGTCGGTGATGAGGATGCGCTCGCCGGTGTACGCGCCGATCGCGCCGGCGTAGCCGTAGGCGGTCGGGAACGGGGCCGTGGACTGGCCGTAGCCCAGGATGATCAGGTCACCCGGTCCCGCCTGGCTGCCGTCTGTCACCGTCACCGTGGACTGCGTGGTACTGGTGACCGCGGCGGCGAGGTCCCCGGCAGGGTCGGCGAGAGCACCGTAACCCCATGTTCCGGTGATCGCGATTGAGTGCTGCGGCGACTGGGCGTTGTTCCCGAAGAAATAGCTCTGGCTGCGGTCCAGTTCCAGGTAGGTGTAGAAGGGCCGCCCCTTCTGCGGGTTGTTGACCGGCTCCAGGTAGATGGCCGACAACGGGATCGTGACGCCACCGGAGACCAGGGACGTCATGACGACCAGGTCGTTCTCGTTCAGCCAGAGCCGCCAGGGCTCGGCATACTGGCCGCCTCCGCTTCCGCCCTGGTTCGGCCAGTCGAAATACCTCGTGTCGTCCGACACATAGAAAACCCGGTGCATATGGCCGTCGATGTTGTCGGCGGCACTTTGAAGGGCTCGGTCTAGGGCCTGGTTGACGTCTAGGCCATCGGAAAAGTCAATGCTCCGCTGGGCATCGGTCCTGTTCGCATAGCAGACGCGAGAAATTGTCACCTTGCCCACCGCCCCACCGGCCGCGTGAGCACTTCCTCGACCGACCAGCCCGCATCGACGCGGGCCCGTATAGGAAATTCTACCGGATTATGGCGTGTGAGCAGGCAGTTTGTCATGACCAGCTCACCGCCCAGGCTTCCTCGACCGTCATGTCAGGCCACCCGGACGGGTCGAACGGCTCTCCCCAGCTCCACCAGCCGTCAGGGGTGGCAAGGACGGCATGCGGGCCGGGAAGATCGACCTGAAGGATCAGCGCGCTATCGTGGCCATAGGGATGGCCCGGGGCCGTATTGGAATCAGGCGCCGGTGCCCAAGCCGAAATGTGCGCACGAGTAGGCGCGGAATGCGCCGGAGTTTGCGGGTTCGAGTCCCGCCGGGCCATCCCCCATCGCGCGGGCCGGACCCCTCCTAGCCCGAACCTCCACGCGGCCTCCAGTGTGGCCATGATGGAAGCTCCCGCGTCCTCGTCGCTAGCTGTGTGCCAGTAGAGGGCCAGGACGTCCTCGTCGGCTACAGGGATTCCCTGGAGGCGCAGCGAGGCGGCGAGAGCCTCGGCGGCGCAGCACTGGACATCCCCGGGTGACAGGCCGACTGCCTTGGCGTGCGTCGCGTGCCGTGCCTTCGCGTGGACCTTCTCGGCCTTCGCGCCGGCCGCTTCCCATTTCTTCGCGGCGGCGATCTGCGCCGGGGAGTGCTTCTTCGTCTTCGCGTGCTTGCTGGCGGTCGCGTGCTTGTGCGTGTGGCCGGACGCTGACGTCTTCTTCACGGGCGCTCACCGGCCCCGGTGGCAACGACGGTAACTGACGTCACGTCAGATCCGTTCAGTCACAGGGGCCACGGTGGTAATGCTAGCGCTTAACAGGAAGAACTCACGCGAGACGTGCCGTAGGCCGTAAATCCTGCGGTTCTAGGGCACGGGAAGATTTACGGGGAGCACTAGACGGTGCCGGGCCACGGGCGCTGCGGGGTCTGCCAGTCTCTCGGATACTGGAAGGTGTCGAAAGGGCAGTATCGCTCGACACCGGAACCCGACGTGGTGGCCGGCGCGTACCGCAGGGGCTCACCGCACCAGGGGCACGCCATCGGGGGTGCGCTGAGGTACGCCTCGAACTCCGATCGCTGCTGCTGGTAGACGGAATGAAGACCCCACCAGGAGCCCTGCTGCGCGGTCATCCGGCCTCCCTGGTGTCAACAGTAACGGGGTGCGCGGGGCTGACGAGGCAGGCCGTCAGCCGTCAGTTGCGGTCTTCGGCGACGACAGCGACGGGGCAGCCTTCGCCTTCGGCGCCGGGCCGGGCTCAGGCACGGTCACGACCTCGGGTGCCACGTCCGCGGCCTCGGGCTCGACGGACGCGGCTGACTCCTCCGGGAACGACACGCCCCCGTGAACGCTGGTCTTCGGCACGTCAGCCTCCTCGAACTCCTCAGACAGGCAATGCGGGCAGTGCAGCAGGCCCACGGCGAACTTCGTGGTGCAGCGGAGGCAGGACAGCAGGGCCATAAGTGCAGTACCACCACAGGACTAACTTGCTGGTTTGCCTCAGTCGTGGTAGCGCTCTGGATCCAGTAGCGCCCGTCGATCCGGCTCTTGATGCGGAAATCCGAGGCGTCTGACGGGAAGCCCTTGCCCTCCGGGGCGCGCTCCACCGTCATCGCGAGCTGATCGCCGACCAGGTAATTCGACAGGTCGCACAGCGCCACGTCGCCGACCGAGCCGGACGCCGGCTGGTGATCGGTCACGATCGCCGGAAGGCCCAGCAGGCTCGGCGTGATCTTGTCCCCGTCGCCCATCGAGAACCAGGACGGCGGCGCGACCGGCGTGATCGTCGTCGGCACCGACGCGCCGCCCACGTTGAAGTACAGCTCGGCCAGGGCGTCGATGACGGACGCGGACAGCAGCCACGCGACCGTCGTCACCCCTGATGTCAGGCCGAGCTGCTTGACGGCCGGGTGGAGGGCCTTGAACATGGCGATGATGTCGGCAAAGGTGGCCGCCCCGTTGCTGTTCGTCCTGGTCACCGCCACCGCGCACGGCGCGTTCAGGATGCCCTGCGGCTCGCCCACGCCGGTGCCGTTGAAGAAGACATCGTCCTCGAACCAGGCGTAGCCCTGCGCCAGTACCCTCGCCATGAAGTCGCCGAACGCGCCGCCGGCGTCATCCACGAACCCGTTGTCGACCCCGACCATGTACGCGGCGGCCTTGCGGGCCTCCAGTACGGTCCGCCCGAACGCGGGGATGCTCGGGGTGATCCCGGCGGCCTCTTCCGCCCACGCGAACGTCAGCCCGCCTAGCGCCTGCGTGCTGGATGCCTGCGTCAGGTTGTCCAGGGTGGGCACGGACAGCCGCTGGCCGCCCATCGGCAGGATCATCGCCCGCGGCCGGACGATCGCCCCGGTCATGAACGACAGCATCTGCGACCGGAGCACCTCCGGGACCAGGAAGCCGCCCTGTCCCGGGACGCGCTCGCTGAACGACGCCGGGGTCGCGTTCACGATGAACTGCCGTGCCGACGCGTCAGCCGGGTCCGTGATGGCTCGCATGAACGCAGGCCACGACCGGGCCCACTCCTGGCCGTCGAGCCGGGCTCCCGGCGCGTCGGGCCGGTACAGGGCCGAGCGCCAGCTACCGGGCGCGGGCATCTCACCCGCGCCCGGCAACTGCCCCCCGGTCGGCTCCGTGGTCATCGCTACGCGAGCCGCATCCCGTAGGCGGTAACGGCCGAGATGGTGTTCGACGCCGACGCCGCCGAGAACGTCACCGTCAGCGACAGCACCTTGGACGAGGTGGACACCACCGTCACCGCCGACGTGCCAGAGGAGTTGGTCAGCCGGGTCGTCGCCAGCGTTGAGGCGTTCGTGCCCAGGTCCACGGTGTAATACCCGGTCGCGGTCGTGGTCGTCCAGAACGTGATCACGGCTTCGACCTGGAAAGGTATGTTCGACACGCCGGAGCCCAGGGTGGTCGGCGTGGCGCCGTTGGCCACGATCGACGTCCCCGCCGCGCCGCCGTACCGCAGGCCCCACGCCAGCGTCGGCGTGCCCGTGTCGGAGTACACCCCGGACAGCTTGAGCATGTAAGTCGCCCCGGCGACCACGTCGCTCGCCGGGATCGTCAGCCCGGCCAGCTGCGTCTCAGCCGACGTGTTCGCCACCGTCGACGCCGCGACGATCACCGACCCCGGCACCACGCCGCCCTGCAGCGTGTACAGGCCCTGCGCGTTCAGCGTTTCATGCAGCCCGCCGCCGCCCGCCGTGCTCGACCCGCCCGCACCGGAATACGACGACACCTGCCCCACTGGCGTCGCCGGGATCACCGGCGGGATGGCACTGAGCGGCGACTGGTACAGGCCGTCCTTCCGCAGGAAGGTCGTCGTCAGGTCCTGCGTCTCCGCCGGCCCGCCGGTCTCCCCCGCAGCATTCGAGATCTTCGTGTCTGCCATGTCCTGTCTCCCTTACGAGGCCGAGCCGGAAAGCTGCCGCAGGTTCGACGGCGACCGCATGACCAGCAGGCCGTGCGGGATCGCGTACACCAGACCCGACCCGGCCGCCGTCAGCGAGATGTAGTTCGCGCTTGCGGGGAGCGCGGCGGCGTCGACGAAGAACATCGCGGCGCCCGAGGTGATCGTCAGCGCCGGCGCTGCCGCCTGGGTCGTCCACACCCACTTCGCGGCGCCGCTGGTCGAGGTGCAGGTCGAGTAGTCGGTGATCACCGCCAGGTTGGTGGTGGTGCCGTTGTAAGTGGCGGCGCTGTTCAATGTGAAGGTGTCGTTGCCGGTGACGCAGAACTCGATGCCGTCGGCGTCCTTCAGGCTGATCAGCGTCCCAGAGGCGATCGGGACGAAGTTGAACTTGTTCCCGAGCCCTTCGATCGCCATTCTTAACTCACTTCCCGGCGGCTCGCCGCCACGTTGCATTGCATGACTGATTGCTCCGTTAACCCAGGTCAGTAGGTCTGGAGAAGGACGAGCGGGGAAAGGCTGCTGCCGCCGGTGCCCTCCGGGGTGATGGCCGACTGAAGCCAGAAACGCCCGTCTAGGCGCTCGATAATGCGGTAAGCCACGAGGTCGTTAGCGAACAGGTACTGGTCGCTGGAGGCGATCTGCATGGTCATGCGGTCGCCGACCAGGTAGTAGCTGAGGTCCACGAAGGTGAGCGCGCCCGCGGTGGCGGTGTTGGCGGAAAGGCTCGACGGCATCTTCTCCGACACGATCAGCGGGCGGCCCATGAGCCGGTAGTTCACGCCGTCGTTGCTGCCGCCGCCGGGGGCGCCGGTGGACGCCATGCCCTGCAGCCACAGCGGCGGGGCGACGGTGGTGCCGCCCGGGTCGGTGACGGCCTGCTGCAGCAGGTCGGCGATGACGTCTGGTGAGCAGACCCACACCGCGTTGTTCAGGGACGCGGGCCACATCCGGGAGTACATCTTGGCGATGTCCTGGAACCGGACGTGGTTGGTGGTCTGCTCGGTGACGGTGATCGCGGCCGGGGACTTCAGGAATCCCTGCGGCTCGCCGACGCCGGTGCCCTGGATGAACGCGATGTCCTCGAAGAAGCTGATGGCCTTCGGGAAGAACATCGAGAACCACTGGTCGAGCGGGGTGATGGAGTCCTGGAGCAGCTCGTTCGGGATGGTGGTGTAGGCCGTGAGCTTCTTGGCCTCCAGCACGAACCGCTGGAACGACGGGGCCGACGCGGCGAGGGCCGCGCCTTCCTCAGTCCAGAACCCGACGACGCCGCCGTACACCGAGCTGGCGTGGGAGGTGTCGTCGATCGCGGGGAGCGGCACCCGCAGCGAGTCCATCGGGATGATCCGGGCGCGCGGCCGGACGACCGCGGACTCCAGCGCCACCATCAGGATCTCGGACCGGAGCACCTCGGGGACCAGGAAGCCGCCTTCGGAGGGGATGCGCTCGGCGAGGGCGTTGTGCAGCTTCGTCTTGTAGTCCTGGTACTTGCCGATGGCCTCGATGTCGCCGCGCTTCTCGGCCAGGCGCTCGCCCATGTAGACAGCCTGGGTGAACGCGCCGAGGCTTTCGGCGTACACCTCATCGTCGACCGCGGCACCGAGCGCCCTGCCGTTGAACAGGCCCTGCTTCTTGGCCTGCCGCCGGGCGTTGACGAGATCCGAGTCCGCGATGGCCGCTTCCCGGCGGGAGTCCAGCACGGACAGCGCGGGGCCGGCGCCGGGCCTCCATCCGTCCTTCGGCCGGATTCCCTTCGCCTCCCAGTCCTGCATGACCTGCTGGGTGCCGAGCTGCATCTGCTCGCGCATCTGCGCGCCGAGCTCGGCCTTGCTGTTTCCCATGGCGGCCTTGATGTAGGCCTGGGTGAAGTCGGAGAACCGGCCTTCCTTCAGGATGCCCGTCAGCCGGCCGTCGTCGTTGAGCAGTTCCTCAAGCTCTTCCGAGGTCTCGGGGATCGCTACCTGACCCTTCATTCATGCGCTCCCTTCAGAGCCATGCGGAGTGCCTCCAGGTCGATCCCGGAGATATCCAGGTGTTCGTGGTCTTCGGCGTCGCCGCCGTCGTTCGGGCGGGCTTTGAGGCTGGCTTTGACGGCGGCCCGGATTTCCTTCTTGAGCCGGGACCGGATCGCCTTCTTCACCGCGGCCCGGATCGCTGCCTGATCGCCGGCGCCGGACGGCTGCCCGCCGCAGCCGCAGTCCGGGCCGCACGCGCACGCACCAGGCTGCGCATCGCCGGCGATCCCGGCCGGCGAGTGGTTCCCGGCGCCGCCGTCATGAGAGTGGTCGTGGCTCGCGTCGCCCTGGTGAGAATGGTCGTGAGCGTGGTTCGCGTCCTCACCCTGGGAGCCGAACGC